CCGGGGGCTTCTTGTCCGTCTTCTGCGGCAGCGGTTCGGGCGCGATGGCCAGGTCGACCACAGAGGAGCCGTCCAGGACTGCCCTCAGGACGGTCATGGGCTGAGACAGCGTCACGTCGTTGTTCCCCTTGTTCGGTGTCGCGTGGGCCTTCGCCTTGGCGGCTTCCCAGGCGGCTACGGCTGCGGTGGCGGCGGCCCGGACCTCGGGACGGACGTCACCCTGGCCGGAGGCCCAGTTCTTGACGGTGCCCAGGGCCACCTGAATGGCCTTTGAGCGGTCCATCCCGCGCTTGGTCATCAGGCTGTGCGCGATGTTTTGCACGTAGGGCGGCAGGTTCAGGGAGCGGTCCCCGAACAGGCCGGGTCCTCCGGGTTTGCCCAAGGGGTGCGGCGTGACTGCTAACGCCGCTGTCTCAGCACTCATGTTGCTTCCTTCGCCGTGCCGGTCAGCTCAGTGGAAGGCGGCGAGCTTGATCGTGGCGACGGACGCGGTGACCTTCACGGAGTCTCCGGTGACGGAGTACGGGAAGTCGCTGGGGCACAGCAGGTAGAAGGTGGTCGCGGCGAGCGTGTAGACCTTGTCCGGGACGATGACGCCGGTCGGCAGGGTCACGTTGGACTTGACGGTCAGGGTGCCGCCAGCCGTGCCGCCTTCGACGTAGAGCCAGGTGTTGCCGTCGTTCTGGAAGGTGTTTCCCGTGACGTCGGCGGCTGCCGTCGCGATGGACGCGATACCGACGGCGGAGGCGGAAACAACATTTAAAGCGGTAGACATGGACGGTCTCCCTCACGTGAGTTTTCAGGCAGGCATGCCAGATACCAAACTACCGGTTTATCCGTCAATAAGGGAGGCTAGCACCCAGGGTTAAGAATTCGTGGAGAGGTGCGCGGGCAGGGCGGACACAACTCTTTTCCCGACATAGGAGGGGGTCGGGTAGCACCGGCAGCGGGGGTGTCTTCCTCCGGGGTGCAGTCCGTCGGGGGGATTGTCTGCGCGGAAATTCTGCCCGATAAGCCAGCGGCAGTCCGGGGTGGTCCGGTCGTCCAGGATTCCGCCCCAGCCGATGATCTTGTTGTTCGCGATGACGGCCATTTTCTTGGACGCCTTCGCTGCGGCGACCCGGCGTGCGCAGGCCTGCTGGTGGGCAGCGAACAAGGCCTTTTCCCTGGTGAGGGCGGCTTGGAGGTCGTCGGCGTCGGCAAGTCGCTGGAGTGCGGCACGAATGTAGAGGGCCCGGTAGCGCAGGTTGGCCCGGTGTGCGGCGGAGACGGGGTCGTCCCCCTTGGGCTGGGCCTTTTTACCGGGCTTGTATTTCATGGCGGTGAGTAGCCCGAGGGCGAGCTTTTTCGGGGTTTTGGTAATCAAGGAAATGGCCTGTATCGCGGTGACGAGAGGCGGACCCGCCACTAAAATGGCCACGACCGCCGCGATCACCGCATCTTTCTGCGATGAATCCTCTTGGGCCTTTTCCTGGGCTTGCTCGGACATGCACCCTCCCGCTAATATCCATTTTGGGTGGTTGGGTGATCGAACCCCCGCTAGTCGCAGCTTCAGCTCCTAGCGGGGGTTCGGTTTTTTATTTCCCCGAGCCCTTTGCCGCCGCAGCCTTCTGCTGGACCATCGACGCGGCCTTGTTGATCTTCGCCCCGGCCTTCGCCATCTCGGCCTTCTTCTGCACGTTGGCTGCACCCACAGCGGCACCCGCCTGCGGGCCACCCTGCGCCGCAAGCTGCTTCTGGGCCTCCAGACCGGTCTTCTTGGTCTCCAGCTCCAGCTCCATGCGCTGGTCGATACGGTCCTCCAGAGCGGAGAACTCCTTTTCGACCTCTTCCATCGGCATGTCCAGGTAGGTGCCCATCATCCGCGTCAGCTCGGACATGAACGCCTGCGGCACCCGCAGCTCGGTCGGAGTCGTACCGAAGCCCAGCAGCAGCGCCTTGACGGTCTCCAGGTCACCCTCGGACAGCGGCCCGAACTCGAACGTGGGGCACACGCCCTTGGGGCCGAAGTTGTACATGACCAGGTCGGCCAGCACGTAGTTCGTGATCGACTCGGCCAGCTCCTTGGCGGTGCCGGTCAGCGACTGGAGAAAGAAGTCCGACTGATCCTTCGACAGGGCGTACGAACCCCCAGGGCTGTCAGGGAGGTTGGTGAACCCGGCCAGCACGGAGGCGGCCATCTGCGCGTCCAGGTAGTCGATGAACTCCTTGAACAGACCGGCCGCACCGGTACCCAGCTCCAGGGTGTCGACCTTGATCTCGGAGGACGTGCCCATCACGCCGCCGTTCTTGACGTACCGCAGGGCCTGCGCGTACTGCTTGGCCCTCGTCTCGTCCTCGGCCTGCACGATGTACCTGCCGGTGGCGTTCGCCTCCAGGAAGGATGCCCAGAGGAACAGCACCTTTTGCTTCTTGTCGTGCAGCCAGTAGATCAGCTCCATGTCGGAGTGACCGCGTGCCGCGTTGACGTGCTGGTTGTTCAGGTGCACCCAGGAGTACTGGGCCGGAATGTCCACCCAGATGTCCGGCCATACGGCACCGCCGACGGATACCGGGCGCTGACGGAAGCCCCGGAACGCGCCGTTCTTGGGGTCACGGGCGATGGCGGTCGTCTCGGCCGGGCGGAATGCGATCCGCTCGTAGACGATCTTGCCGTCCTTCTCCGTGAACACCTTCTCGAAGCACGCCTTGCGGTGGGTACGGGCCGACAGAGCCTGGGCGATGATCAGCCGCATCGGTGTCTTCATCCCGCCCTGGTTCGACGGGGTGGTCAGGGCCTTGCGGACGAACTCAGCTTCCCCGGAGTCCCCCGATGCGGGAACGATCTTCCAGGGAGCGGACCGGATCGGCAGGGTCAGAACCTGCTGGATCGTTCGGGCTTTGCCGTCCCGGGACAGCATCTCTTCGAGGGACTGGGACTCGAAATCGTTCTCGTCCAGGAGAATACGTCCGGGAACCCCGGACCAGGATGCCGCATACGAGTCGGACCAGGCGAAGAGACTTCCCTCTTCGACGTTCAGCGCGACACCGGGGGCGCCTTTTGCTGTTGGCGCCAGAGGGACCTTTTCCAGGGGGTTGTCCCCGGCGAACGCAGGGGTGATATCCCTGGCCGTTGTCGGCAGGTTGCCTAATCCCTCATCCGCCACGGTGCTCCCCTAGCTCGTATCTCTGTCGGGCTTATGCTAACATTCGGGCTTTTCGGCTTACCAGCCTGCTGTTTCCATATCGGAGCCGACGTCCCACTTCTCCACGACCGGGATCTCCTGCTCGTTCGGATTGGCGACGTACTGGTCTTCCGGCTGCTTCCAGGCGCTGTCCTTCAGGGTCTCCGCATCCGGGACGACGGAGGGCAGCCAGAAGGCGTGGATCAGAGCGTCCGCGCGGTCGGTGGACCGGCCCAGCCGCTTCTTGATCTCATCCTTCTTTTCGATCTTGTACTTCGGGGTGCCGGGCTGCGTATCGAACCGGGGGCACGACAGTTCCGCCAGCAGTTTTTCGTCCCTCGGGAACGCGATCACCGCACCGCCCTTGCGTGCCGGATTCAGCAGCTCACGCAGGTTCCACCAGGCCGCAGCACGGTCGTTGATGAACGTCATCTTCTTGGTGGTGTCCTTGCGCCCGGAGTTCGCCGCAGCGATGAACGCGTACGTGTCCTGGGCATCCCGGCGCAGCTTGGCCACGACACCGGAACCCACACCGATGCCGTCCACGATGTACTTGGCGTTCGTCGGCGCCCCGTGCTTGACCGCGATCGCCTGGAGGTCGTCCGCCGTGGTCAGCGGATCCTTCGAGGGGAACGCCAGGATCTCGCGCACCACATCGCCCTGACGGACGGCCGCGACCGTCTCGTCCTCGCCGCCGTCGGAGATGTCCGCGCCGATGATGATCTCACCGGCCTGCTGCTGCTTCGGCTCCACCAGGCAGACCGGCTCTTCGGTGTCCGGGTCGATGATGTACGTGCCGTCACGCCACCGCTCCCACCGGGCCATGGCAGCCTCGGCCCAGGCCAGCGGGATGACACCCTCAGAGGACGTCTCGGGGAAGATCGCCCGCACCTTGGACATGAACAGGCTGCTGTCGGCGCCCCAGCCGACCATCGACTCGTAGACCCAGGTCGGGCCGACCAGGGTCTTCTGGAGCGTCGGGGAGACCTCTTCGGTGGCGAAGGGGATCCCTTCCGACTTCATGTACTCGACCAGGCGCGGGTACCGGGAGCAGGCCTCTTCGGTCATCAGCGGGCTGCGCAGAGCGTCGATGCGGATCTTGTTCCACTTCTCGCCGAGCGGGGACTCCGGGGAGCACACGGAGCGGAAGTGGGAGCCCGGGTCGGTCGGGTTCCCGATGGCCAGCACGCGGGACGACTCGTTGGTCACGAGGGAGTCGACGGCGTCCCAGATGGACCGGTCGACGCCGCACGCCTCATCGATGACGACAAGGATCTTCTCGGCGTGGAAACCCTGGAACGCGGAATCTTCCTTGTCCGGCGGCTTCTGGCCGATACCGACCAGCTCACCGTTGATCTTCCACGACGGGATCGGGGACGACAGGATCTGCCCGGGGATGGTGTAGCCGCGCTCTTTGGCGAGGTTGTGGGCGCGCTGGATGTAGCGCCAGAGGATGGAGGCCACCTGCCGGGCCGTAGGCGCCGTGGTGACCAGGAAGACCTCTTCCAGGGGCGTGGTGGCGATCCACCAAGCAGACAAACGGGACGCAAGGTGACTGTTGTGAGTGGGCACCATGCCCTCCCCCGCCAGGTACAGGTGACGCGGCGAGTCCACCTCGATGCAGAAACTGGTCTGCTCCCCGATCGGCTCCACCGACACGACGGTCCGCTGAGTGACCCGGGACCGCTGCGTGGTGATGTCGGTCCATCCCTCGCCACGTACTCGGAACGGGTTGGACAGGGGCCGGAAGTTCATCCGGTACCGGGTACCGGTGGTCTTCCGTACGCCGTCCAGGGTGTAGAAGGCATCTCCCTCTGACCAGCCGACCTTGATACCGAGACTGACCAGCAGCTCCCGGACACTCTTAGCCAACTGTTCATTGGTCAGTTCGATGCCGACGCGTGAGTCTCCGGGCCCCTTTGCGAGGAAGCCGTCAGTATCCATCAGACCGGCCAGGAGCGCCCTCCGCTGGTCTTCGGACGCCCGCAGGTAGGTCATGGGGATGTGCTTGTTCCCCAGCACCCCTAGATCCCGGAGGCGGCCTTTAAGGCCGTTCGGAGTGAAGCGGTAGAGATCCCGGTCACCGTCCTGGCGAACGGTCAAGTTTTCTCCCAGAGCTTCCAGCTCTTTGAGAACGCCTAGTTTGTCCCTCCCTACGCCTATCAGGCCCGCGTTTGTGCTGCCGTCGCCAAGCCATATGCCGAGCAGGTACGGGTCCACAGGCAAGGCGGCTTCGGGCAGCTGGAGAGGCGCCGAGAGTGGGATACGCCAGCGCAACTGACCGTTCGCCCGCAGGTTCTCCGCCATGTACTGCGTTTCTACCGTGACTGTGGCGTCCCAGTGGTCGCGCCAGTCGGCTACCTTGCGCGGCCGGTGGTGGATGTCGATGACGTTCCACTCGTGGCGGTCACACGCGTCTACGTACGTGCCGTCATCGAAGGTGACCCGGTAGAACATCCGGGTCCAGAGCGGAGATATCCCGGTGATTTTGGTGGGTTTGCCGGATTCGTCCAGCACGATGTCACCGGTCTTGGCGTCGCCCATGCGAAGCCAGCCGGTAGGGGTGGGAAGCATAGTTCCAGTATATACGGCCTTACCCGCAGCGTGACAGCTTTGCACGGCTGTGAATCGATGGTCCCGGACGCTCTCACAGATTTCCGTCTGCATGGACCACATGTCCTCACCGAGGACGTCTTTGACCCACATCGCGGGATTTCGGTGG